TGTAATACCTGCATTAGATGAGTATTATGGAATAAACTTTAATGTTCCACTTGACACAGAGATCAAAATGGGATATGATTGGTTAAATATGAAGGAGGTACAAACCAATGACTAAACGATATAAAGTAAATTACACAGCCGATATTTGGGAAAGTGTAATAGTTGAAGCTGACTCAGAAGAACATGCTAAAACTCTTTTTGAAACTCATGATGATAAATATTTTGAGGCAAGAGAAGATGAGCCAGAGCAACATGGTATGGAAAATATAGAAGTAGATTTAATAGAGGAGGTCTAATGACACAAACTAATCTAATACTAAAGATGGTGAGGTTTAGCCACATTAAACCACTAATAACAATTGAGTTAGTTATGGATAACTACAGCGATGCTTTAGATATATCTGATAAACTTAATGATATTGCTAAAGCAAAAGATGAAAGCACAACATCTTATTTTGTGCAAACAATTGATATACCAGTCTTGACTAAAGAAGTCTACGATGATGACAGTATACCATTTTAATATAGGAGTAATATGTCAATACCTTTACTAGACAAAGAGTTGTGGGAAGATTATGCTGATGATGAGCAAGAAGAAGCTTATGATATGCTACAAGATTTAAAAGCACAGTGTGATGCTAAACCCACAATGTTGTATATAAATGAACATGAAGAACTACAAAGTTATTTAATGTGGTTTGCTCGTTTGGAAGATTTATCTTACGAGATTACTGAAGGAGAGACTAAAGTATGCTAGAAACTATACTTGGATGTGCTATTGTGTATGTGTTAGTAGGATTTTTTATTAATGAAATATTCTAAAATAACACTTGACAAATTAGTAGAAATGTGGTATAAGCAAATCAATAATCAAGGAGGTTATTATGGATAATAACATAACAAATATAAATGAAATGTCTCAAGAGCAAATTATGGAAGCTATTGGGCAAGACGATGGTTCAAGTAAAGGAGTAAATATTCCTAGACTTGGAATCAACAGATCACCAGAAGATGACGAGGGTAATCAATTACCTGTTGGTAATTTATTTACCTTTGATTCTAATGTAGGTCAGAATGTATATGGTAAGCCAGTTACATTTAGACCATTCATAAGTGCAATGCAATACATGCACTATGATCCAGATAAATCTGAGTATGTAAACAGATCTATTATTTTCAAGAATTGGAAAGAAGAAGCTGTAGATATACTTGGTGGTACAAAATGTGGTAAGGTTCCTTTTAAAGATAGGGAATCTTTAACACCAGAACAACTAGCAGAACAAAGAACAATAAGATGTTATAGATTATTGTATGGTCTGTTATCATTTAAAGGAGTAAAAGCAAATGGCGAAGAACACACTGTTTCTAATCTGCCTGCTCTATGGAGGGTTACAGGTACAGCATTTGCTCCAGTTGGCTCTGCGTTAGATCAGATTACTAAACGTAAAAAACTTATGTTTACTACTACATTATCAGTAGATACTAAGAGACAGAAAAAAGGTGGTAATGTTTATTACACACCAGAGATTGCTGTCAATGCTGATGCTGGTTTAGAGATGTCAAAAGAAGATATGGAAACTCTTGGAGTATTTCAAGAAGTTATCACTAAAGAAAATACAGAAGTGATAGATCTATATAAGTCTGCTAAGAAGAGCAACTACGATTCATCTGATAAAGATATGAAGAAAGTTGTGGATCAAGTTGAAGATCCTGTAGATGTGTTGGCATCATAATGAACGATATACTTCTAAAAGTTCAAACGTATCTAGATAAATCTAATAAAGAATCTATTGATGTATCTGATACACTAGTAGAAGAGTTTGGTGAGGCATGTAAAAGTGCCTTACGCAAACAGTTCTCTGAGCAAAGACGAGAGGGCTTTAAACCAAGAATGTCAAGTATAGGTAGACCATTATGCCAATTGCAGATGGAGGCAAAGAATGTAAAGGGTGAAGGTCAACCATACAATGTAAAGATGAGAAATACTTTTGGAGATCTTGTTGAGGCATTGGCTATATTTGTAATGAAATCAGCAGGAGTAGAAGTAAAAGATGAGCAGAAAAAAGTTAAACTTAAATTTAAAGAATCAGAAATTGAAGGCAGGCTTGATGTTAAGATTGATGAGAAAGTGTGGGATATTAAAAGTGCGTCACCATATTCATTCGATAAAAAGTTTGGAAGTGGGTTTGAAGAAGTTGCAAGAGACGATGCGTTTGGATATGTACCTCAAGGATATCTTTATAGTGAAAGTGAGAAGATGCCTTTTGGTGGATGGATTGTAATTAATAAATCTACAGGTGAGTGGACAGTATGTGAAACTCCTATAGATGACAATGAATACAGAGTTAAAGCGTTAGCTAGTGCAGAAGAAAACATAACAGCTATTGAAAATAAAGTACCATTTAAAAGATGCTTTAAAGATATAGAAGAAACATTCCGTACTAAGAAAACAGGTAATAAAGTTTTGGGCATGGCTTGTACATTTTGCCCATACAAGCTTCCTTGTTGGGGAAGTAAATTGCAATTGTTACCACAACAACAATCGCAAGGCAAGAACCCTAAGTGGGTTTGGTACACTGAAGTAAACAATCCTAAGAAAGAGGAAACTTTTGAATAGAGATTGTAACTTTAACTGGGTGGGGAGTAGTTTTGAGGGGTCTATTTTCCACCCTTGTACTTATGATGCTATACTTTGTATTATATAAAAATAAAAAAGATAAGGACTACAAAATGTTTACAAATGTTTTATTTAGTAATGAAAAGAGTGCAGAAGAATTTGGTAGAAAAAGTATGAAGAGAGGATTTGAACATAAGGTAGTTGAGTATAATGATGACAACTATAAAAGGTATTGGTACAAATGAGAAAGAAAAAGTTCGATGCAGAAAATGCAATAAAAGTTTTAGTTACACCTTGGGATAAAGGCTTTACCTGTGGAATAGTTATGGATAGTAAAGCCGCAATGACAACAGAACAGTATGAGTTATGTTCTACTATTGCAAGAGGCATGATTAAAATGGCAACATCAGACCCTCAGACTACATTTATGTATGGACTACGTGGGTTTGCAGACGATAAGAAAGATAACAAAAAAGATCTAGCTATTAATTCTGTAGCTGAATTTGATAGTGAAGATAATGTTATTGATTTTATTGAATATTTAAAAAACAAACGTGATAAGGAGTTAAACTAATGGCAACACACTTAGTTATAGGAGACCCTCATTGTACTCCAAAGGCAAGCAATGACAGATTTTTATGGGCAGGTAAATTAGCACATGATCTGAAACCAAATACCATAGTATGCATGGGTGACTTTGCAAGTATGGATTCACTATCTAGTTATGATAAAGGTAAGAAATCATTTGAAGGTAGAAGATATAAGAAAGATATAGACCATGTTCATGATGCATTGGAAAAATTTAACAAAGGTCTCAATGGGAGACGATCAAGAAAAATCATGTTACTTGGTAATCACGAAGATAGGATAGATAGAACAGTAGATGACATACCAGAACTTGAAGGAACAATTAGTACAGACGATTTTAAATTTGAAAAGTTTGGTTGGGAAGTACATGAGTACCAGAAGCCCGTTGTTGTGGATGGTGTATATTATTGCCACAATTACCCTACTGGTGTCATGGGCAAGCCTATCAGTGGTGACAATGTGGCTCGTTCTCTACTCTTAAAAAATAAAGTATCTTCTACTGTAGGTCACATACATACATTTGATTATGCTATGTGTGCTTTACCATCTGGTAAAAAACTTATGGGATTATCTGCAGGATGTTACTTGCATCACAAAGAAAACTATGCTAAAGCTACACAGCAAATGTGGTGGAGTGGACTTGTAGTTAAACGTAATGTAGACAAAGGAGAGTATGATCTTGAGATGATTGAGTATAATACAGTAAGGAGAAAGTATGGTAAAAGATAAACGTGTCTATCTAAAGAAGATAGATCATAGTAATGATATATCATATGAGAATGAAGTGCAGTTTGATAATGTAAATTCACCTGCACATTATAAACATGGTAAGAAAGAAACAATAGATGTTATTCGTGATTGTATGGAGAATGATGAATATCATGGGTACTTAAAAGGCAATGTCTTGAAGTATGTTTCAAGATATAAATTTAAAGGAGAGCCATTGCAAGATTTAGAAAAGGCACAATGGTATTTAAATAGACTAATAAAGGAGGTCAAAGATGGGGCAAGTTAAACAAGCAATAATAGAAGTAGAAGATTTTGTAGCAGGATGTCTAAAGCAAGGTCGTACTCTAAATCAAACAATAAGAGATGCAAAGGAATCTGTACAGGCTAAGTTCAATCCTTACTTAGATGATGCTGATCTTATTGAGGATAAGTATTATCAATTTAGGGGGCAGGAATGAGAGACGAGTTTCTAGATGCATTGCACGATAAGTATACAGCAGAGATATCTGATGCTAAAGCTAAAGCTAATGTGTATTTAAATAATCCTGTTGCAATTGGTGAGCACCCACAATTTACAGAAGAGTTAGACAAACTAATAAACATTATATCTACTGCTGAAGAAAATATAAAAACAATACATAAACAATTTGGAGAACACAATGAGTAAAGAGAAAGGAGAAAATAGTTTAGGATCTAGAACTTATTTAATAGATTCTATGCAACTACAAGATATAATGAAATATCTTATGACTAGACCATATGGAGAAGTGGCAAATCTTATGGCTATGTTAGCAAGATTAAATCAACTAGATCCAAAGATTGGTGCAGACTTTGTTAAGAAGCCATTGGAGGATACCAATGCAAAAAAATAATGTAAGCAAACATACGGGTTTACTATTTGAATTAAAGATTGGATTAAATAAAGACAATGCTATTGTAATTGACTATGGAGGAAAGCCAGTGGGTAAAATAAGAGAAGCTTTAAAAGACTACAAGTACCAAGCTAATTTATGTGCAGCTATTATTAATCATGCAAACTCTACTGGTAAAAAACTAGAAGATGATATTAAACAGATGATACAAAAAATTTAACACCAAAAAAAAAGGCTCCCTAAAAGGAGCCCTTATGTTGCCTGCTGGGGGAAGTTAACGCTTCCCCTTTTTTATTTCTTAGCTATTGTATTTTTGTTAATACCTTTTTTTATCATGTAGTTTTGAGTACCATTAGCACCTGTCTCTACTTCTTTCTTTAAATGTATAAATAGTTCTCTTTGTTTCTTATCTTTATTTTGTTTAACTACATAAGCATCAATAAGTTTTGTATCTCTCATTTGCTACCACCAACATAACCACCAATAACTCCAATTAATCCTGTAACTGACATCTTCATTAATGTAATTACACTTTCATCTACTGGTCTATTCTCTTGTAAAGCTACCCAATAATCACCTACAATAATAACACCAAGAAGTATTAACACACCACTTGTTATTAATAATATTACTATGTCTTTAAAATTTTTAATCATTAACAATTCCATGCTCTTAAAGCTTTATTAATTCTACTCTGTGGATCATTAGCAGTTTTTTTTGAAGTAAGTTTCTTTTTCATACCTCTCATACGTGCACAAAAACTAGCTCTACGTTTATTACCAACTTCTTTACTAGGTGCTTGTAAGTTACCACCTGTTTCTTTGTTATAGCTATCACGACCTTTTTGATTTAATCCACCAGAAGGATTCTTACCTTCTTTTCTAGTCCATGCTTTTGTTTTAACTGCTCCTGCCATTATACAAAACTCCTATATTTTTTTACCTTACTTGCTATACTCTTAGGTTGTTTAACAAATTGTTTACCTGCTGCTGTACCTTTTCTTTTAGCTGCAGTTGTAGCAGCATACTCAGAGGATGATAAAGATTTTATAGCCTTACTTGGTAAGTATCTTTCGCCTGTCTTA